GACCATTAAGAAAAGACTGGTATCACCTCAGGTCTGATGATCGTGAGGTAGCTTATGTCTGGTCTACCGAGCATCTCTATGCCGGTTGTCCCGATCTCATTGGCGAGATTGGTGGAGTTAAAGTCATTGCTGACTTCAAGACAAGCAACGGTCCATATATGAACTGCTTCCCTGACAAGGGAGACAGGATGGGCTTTGGAGGGTTCCGTAAATATCAGAAATGTGCACAACAGATGGCGGCTTACCGACTCGCCTTAGCTGAACGTACTGGTTATAAGTGTGATGTTGCATTGATTATTGTCTCTACTCCAGAGACTTCTCAAGGCATCTTCATAGATGGGGACCAAATGGATCTAGCTGAATCTAGATTCGTCAAACGATGTGCTCAATTCCATGAGTTATATCCACCTGACCCACAGGAGATTGCATTAAAAGAATAGAGGTATATGAAACTCAAGTTATCAGTTCACAAAAGCTGCAAGAATAAAGCAAATCCTCAGAAAGTTGCCCGTGGTTGGTCTAACATTTTTGAGGATATCACTTGGTTACTAGGGTGGGTACAGCACGGCTACGGCTGGACTGCTACTCACTTTGTTGATCATCACCGTAAAGCAGAGAATGCTTGCGGCAGCAACCTAGTCGTCATTGACTTTGATGGTGATACTACCCTCGACAAGTTCTGGGATACCCAGACTGCTAAGGATTGGTGCATTGCCACCTATACATCATCAAGTCATACGTTGGTTGAGCACAGGTTCCGTGCTTTGTTTCCACTTGGTAAGGAACTTGAGACTGCATCACAACATCGTGGTGCTTACTGGCTTGTTGTTAACCGTCTCTTACAAGAGTTAGGTCTCACTGAGCTTAAAGATAACTGTGGCCAAAAGCCTGAGCGTCTTTGGTATGGCAATACTAAAGCTGAGGTTAAGCTCAATGAGGGTGCACTAGTCCCTGACTTTCTGCTCAATGATATTGAGTATGAAGAGACTACACCTTTCATACGCTCTGACACTACAGACATTGATGTAAGGCGTTGTCAGTGGTTACTACGTGAGTTCCTAGAGCCATCTGATGATGGTGAATATGAGTCTTACTTCGTACCTGTTATGGCTGCTTGTGCAGGCGTAGGGCACGTCTTGTTTGACGACTGGGTTGACTGGGTATTACGTGGTCATCACGGTGAGAAACCAGAGAACTCACAACCATTTAAATGGAATGGTCTTGGTAACTTTGCGGGACATACTTCACTGTATGCACTAGCTAAAAAGCAGGATCGTGGCTGGACACTTAAGCTTCCTCGTGAGTTAGTGTTTGGTGCTGTAGGTACTGCTGTTGGATATACAGAAGTAGATCCTCAGCCTGACTTTGCAGAGGTTATAATCGCAGCGGGAGTAACATCTATACCGGAGAAAAATATGATCGAACCAGAACCGTTACCTGATGTATCGGTTGCAAAGAAAAAAGGACGCCCAAAAAAGAGTGGCTCTGATGCAGCTGCTGAACGTGAAGAAGATGTACGTCAAGTCAAGGAGATCTTGATTCATCTACGTAAGAATGAACTAACAGGGGCTATTGAATACACAGACAGCACTGGTCGCACTATTGCCTTACAAGGTAATGACCTTGACTTAATGACTACCAAGCTTGCTTGTGAGTTCGGTGTTTTTATACCTGAACCACGGGTCAAGTCTGCAGTCCAGTACGCAGCACAGAGGAATTCATACTGTCCTATCCGTCGCTACTTAGATCACTGCAGTGCTCACGCCAAGCCACACGAACAGTGGGCCACTATTGGTGAAGAGTTCCTAGGCAATAAGCATCACATTGCAACGCTTGCTATGCAGCGAATGATGATTGGTGCTGTAGCTCGTGCTTATAGCCCTGGCTGCTCGATGTCCTGGCTACCAATTCTTGTCGGAGCACAAGGCGTTGGTAAGTCAATGTTCAGTCGCAACCTCGTACCAAACGATTTGTTTGCTGAGGTATCTACACCTCTAGACACATTGATGAAGGAGCAGTACAGACTGCATATGGCTTGGCTACTAGAGCTACCTGAGATTGATAACTACTTCAACATCAGAAACATTGAGAACTTTAAGAACTTAATTACCTCACGTGTTGATGAAGTACGTTATCCTTATGCTTCGTTGCCATCCAAACTTCCTCGTAGGTTTGTAATGATTGGTACGACTAACCGTAACCAATTCCTGGTAGACAGTACAGGTAACCGTCGCTTTGTACCACTAGAAATTGGTGCTGGCTTCCAAGTTCCTTGGGAACGATTGCGTGATGAACGTGATTCTATGTGGGCTTCTGCCGTTGCTGCTTATCGCAACAATGAATCCTATGAGTTTGATAGTGGTGAGATTGCAGCGATTGCTGAATACATTCAAGAGTTTGGTGACCCTGACCCTTGGATGGATAAGGTCTCCTCGTATGTCGCTATCAGGCAAGAAGTTACAGCTGCTGAAGTTCTAACCAACGCATTAGAGCTTGACCCTCGTAACCAGGGCAGACGTGAAGCACGTCGTGTCGCAGATGTTCTGCAGTCAATGGGCTGGAGACGTCTAGTTACATCACGCAAAGATGCTAACGGTAAGTCCAAGTCAGTACGTATCTGGCAACGACCTAAGAATGATCCTCTTAATGAAGATCACGTTCTTAATGATTTCTAAACACTAATTTATAACTTCAAATGAATCCAAATAATATTGAAATCGGACTGCGTGTCCGTGTTGCTTCTAACGACTTGACCGCACTTGTTGTAAGCAAGCCTGAGTACTACACCCCCAGAGCTAAACTAGTTCGTATAAAGTATGAAAATAGTACACGCTTTGAGTATATGATTTCCAATCAATTAGAAGCTTTGCCTGCTGAAGAACAATACAAAGCACTCGGTGGTAACTATGAAAGACCTGTAAATAGTTTTTGATTATGAGTGAAGCACAACCGTCCAAGAAGACTGGTGGCCACGCCTACGGAAGGCGGCATCAAACAATGTCTAACACTGCTGAACAAGGTGAGCTCTGTATTTATACAGGCCATTCACTAGGTAGGTTTTCGTCGCACTCAATGCGATACGACAGTCACCAGGCTTGTACTAGGTGTGTTGCTGCTGCTCGTGAAGGACGATTATCATTCGACATTGAGCGTTTACTAAAACGTGAACGCAAACGTGCACTTAAGTTCTGGTCTCAAGTAGATATTGGAGATCCTGACGAATGCTGGATGTGGAATGGCACCATTAATAAACGTACAAAACAACCTCAATTTGCATGGAGACGACATGGTATTTCTAGTTCCACGCAGCATCATCCTCAACGTGTTGCAATGTGGTTTACCTGGGGGGACTTGGGATTCACAGGAGTTAAGACGACTTGTGGAGAAAAGTATTGCTGTAATCCCTTCCACCTCATCCCCCAAAGAGTGGGAGTCTTTGTTGACCAAGATAGTTACATCGAATCCTTTGAGTTAGCCTGTCAACTTCATACTCTTAAACAGCAAGTTGCTGAGTATATGATTGAAGAAGCATTTAAAGAACAAGTGCGTATTGATCAGTCTGAAGAGATTGATGCACGTGCTGACTTACTGCTTAATCCTGAGACTGGTTTTGCTGATCGCTTTGATGCTGTGATGACTGACATGCTTGCAGGTAGGCACATTAGTCAGACTGAACCACAAGATCCAGGACTACTTCGTAAGCCTTCTGATAATGAAGAATCAAACGAAGAATTCTAACCCCACGTTATTGATTAATAACACTTATCGTAAACAAAGAGTCATTCAATTATGTCTAGACGCACAGATCTACTTAAAGCCCTCGTTCAATCCGACAAGTTCGGTGAAGAAAAAAAGCAGGAACAGCAATTCCTTATTGCTACTGCAGAGTTAATCCTTTATGATCTCGTTAACATTGCGTTAGCTGGTGTCGAAAGGAGCGGTGCTGGTTCACTTGTTATCAATTTACAAAACGACTCCACGACATTTATGTCTGGACACTCAATTGAATTTGATATTAAAACAGCTGAACGCGAAGAAGATACTGACATCCTTGAGTTCTTACGTGGACTCATAGAACAAATAGACGAGAATGACTGGAGCAAAAATGTTTTAATTACGTTGATTAGTGATGCTGGAACAAGAACATTTGCTGTCGAAGCAGGGGGGAGCCAAGAAAGCCTCCGAACGCTTGCAGCAGAATTTAGCGGATAAGCTCAAGTCTCAAGGTCTTAAGCTACCTCTCTACCCAACACCTCAAATTATTGAGCGTGCTCGTGAAGTGATGGGTGGCATTGACTTTGACCCGACCTCAGACCCTGTTCAACAGGTGCTGGTTAACGCTACGTCTATTCCATCTATAGAAATCAACCCCTTACAAGAACACTGGCACGGCAACGTCTGGGTTTCTCCTAAGGGTGCTGTGCGTAACTCACGCATTTGGTTTAATAAAACTATTAATGAATACCGTAATGGTCACATCAATAGCTTTGTATTCTTTACCAGTGCATCTGAGTTAGTGCGAGCATCACCTGTGATCTGGGACTATCCAGTATGCATACCGTTCAAACGTATTAAGCAACTCAAAGCAACCACTGGTGGTTTTGAACCTGTCTGTCCATCCACATGGAATGCAATTGTCTATGGTCCGCCTTTAGAGCAAATTATTTCATCGATAGATAAAGTCTCCCTGTTCTATAACAGCTTCCGTGACATTGGCAGAATTATCTACAACGAATTCGCTGGTGACAGTTGGAATAAAGATCTTGAATACTACGATGAACAACGGGGACAACTGTAATGAGCAAGCATGTTGACAAAAACTATCTGTATTCAATGCCTTCTGGTGCTGCCATACATCCCTGTAGGTTAATCCAAAAAGATGGCACACTCATGTGGAAGCACGCTTTGTTGTCTCAAAATAATATTGCTAACGTCCCACTCAACGAAGGGCACGAGCAGCACATAATAAAAACTGCTCAACGCTTAGAAGAGTTGAACAGCTGGTGCTCACAAGAGTTAGAGCCTTGGCAATGCTTCATTCCATACGCTTGGTATTCACCTGAAGATACTGAACTAAAAGAAGGGATCAGTGTGTACTTTACTCATGCTATTTATCAGAACGCAGAAATATATACAACACTTACGCCTCACATTCAAGAACATGAGACGTTAGATCTAAGAGATAATTTACTATTCTTTAAGCGGTGCTAATCCTGCGGCAGAAAATAAGTGGTGTCATTTTATATCTCCCAAGTGTTTAATCAATCGTGTCAAATACCACTTAGCTTTTTCTGCATCTTGTAGTGCGTTACTTTTCAGCCATAGACGAAGAAGATACTTCAGTGCTTGTGCTTGAAGTATTCCTGATTTTACATCAGGTGCATCTTGAGCTGCTTCTTCAATGATATCAATTGCTTCTTGTGTGCCTCGTGTGTAATGTGCGGGGCTATTGACCATATCGTTCTCCGCTTCTGGGTGATAGAAATTACCGTCGTTATCTACTGGACCTACTTTGTTGTATCCTTCGACCACTTTTAGCCAATGCCTACCATCTTTAATGGTTGGAACATCCCAATTATCAAATGGTTCATACCCTTTGTCTTCTTTTGTCCAATCGTGATTGTCATACTTTTTGAATTCTTTTTTGAAATTTTCGTAATCCATGTATCGCATTCACGTGTTTCACTACCTAATATAGAAGAGAATAACTATCAATGAGAGATATGCCTGCACCAAAAGGTGACCCCTGTTATATAAAAAATAAAGACCGTTACTTTATGTCAGTTGCTACTGCAATCGCCCGTGGCTCAACGCATCCCACTGTTCCTGGTGGTTGCGTATTGATACGTGACCGTGAAGTCATTGGTGATGGACGCTCTGTACTTGCTTCATCCAAAGTAGAAATTGATTGTATTACCTATGCCATTGCCACTTGCGCTAAACGAGGCACGCCCACCACCGGAGCTATTATCTACAGCACACGCTATCCATTCTCTGCGTCTGTCTTTCAAGCTCACTTGATGGGCATTCGTCGCTTTGTTGTTGCCGCTCACGAGTGGGAGCCTTACTATAAAGATGAGTTCAGACGTGCTGCACGTTTGGCAAGAGAGTTGTCTATAGCTATTGAACCTCTGTTTGATGATGTAGACCAACGGTTCACGGAGAACCCACACGAACTCGATGAGTTCGATCCACAAGATAAAACTGATTTAGATAATGACTGAACTATTATTTGACATAGAAAGCACGGGACTACTCCGTGTCGGCTCCACTATTCACTGCATTGTTATGCGTGATATGGATACAGTAGAAGAAGTCCAAGTATTTGACTACAAGCCTATGGCAAAGCTAGAGCGTGCTGTTATTCAGGGCGTTAAACAGCTAGAGAAAGCTGATGTGCTTATCGGTCATAACATTATTAATTATGACATCCCCCTCCTCAAAGAACAGTTTCCAGACTTTACCTACCGAGGTGAGGTGCTTGATACTCTTGTTCTCTCCCGTCTTTTTTATCCCCATATTGCTGATCGTGATTTTGAAAG